CAAGTGAAAGACAAGTTATAAAAGCGCATGTCGTTAAAAGGAGGAGAACCAGGGTAGAGGTGACCTTGCCCGCAAGATTCACTAACCTAGGCGGAGAGTTCAGGCATGGCAGGACCAAGAACATTAGCACTGGCGGTGCATACATCTGTAACGAAACTGCTATGATGCCAGTTGGTGTTTACACTAACTTGTGCATTGACATACCAGGTGAACCGCCAATACTGGTCTATGCTCAAGTAGTCTGGACTAATCGCTATGGATTCGGACTTAGGTTTATAAACCTGGATCCTAAGGACAAGGACAAGATCAGAAACCTAATCAGAGACAATGGTAAAGTAACATTTTAGGAGGATGTTGCCTTATGAATTACTACGAGAAAATCATTCGGAAAGGAGTGATGGCAGCAGACGACTACAGGAAAAAGGAAACTCCCATTGAAGGATTGAATGTAACTGAGCAGGAACTTGAAGAGTTGGATTTCGACGCTCTCATGCTCATCGAAGGTTTGGGAAATCCTTTCGATCCTGTTATTGAAGACTAAGTTAACAACGAAAAAAATAACCCCCGAATTTACACCCGAGGGTTATTTTTTATAAAGAGGAGCAACTTATGAAGAAATTTTGGTTTTTGATATTACTGGGAACCATCTTTGCCTGTGGAACTACAAATGCAGAACTGAAAGAGCAGTCGCTTGCCCAATCTATTTTGAACGGAACTGAAACTCAAGCAAAGATAATGTGTAAGATCATAGTCAAGCGTTTTAGACTTTCAGACCAAACCTATGAACCTATAGAAGAGGCAGAAGTTACCATTATCAAAAGTAAAGTAGAGCTCCCTACGCCGGGCAACTATGTTGTACTAGGTTCAATGACCGTAGAAGCTGGGAAAGAGTGTAAGATAATTGAGATTACTGACGCTGTAAAAACTGGAGCGGGGACCTTAGGGGCAAAATACGTACTGCCTTGGAAAATAGAAACCATTCAGAACAGCAAAGAGTGGGGAACTGAAATCGACAAGCATAAGTGGGTCGAAGAGAAGACTTTAAGCAGCTACATCTTGCTTAAACCTAAGCAGGAGAAAAATTTAGATATGTGAACAACGAAAAAATAACCCCCGAGTGTAATACCCGAGGGTTATTTTTGTGCTCATTTTTTTTGGTTTTAGACGATGAAGAAGTTGAGCTCGATCTTCTCGACAACCCTTGTTGGTTCCAGCATAATGTTGACGTGGAAGGTCTTTCTCTTCCTCTCATATTCAGTTGCACCAACTTCTACGTTGAAGTTGTATAAGCCTCTCCGCTTCCTAATGTCCTCTAAGAACAGAACAATATCACCTGATACTTGACTCCAGGTCAGCTGATCATTTTGCTCAAAGATGAAGAATCTACAGTACTCCTCAAGGGCCCTCTTAACATAGAGAACCAATCGGACAATGTTCAGGTCTTGTAAGGCACTCGCCTTTGCCTGACTTGTCAACTGACCCCAGACAACATAACCCGGGTTGAACTTCACAATTGGATTTAGTTGTTTGAGATACATCTGGTCTCTCTGACCCAACTTAGGATTGTAGCGGAGTTCTTTGATAGTATCAATTGATGCTCGGTTGAAACCTGCAATAGCAAACCAGACTTCGGTTAAAGCATCATTTCTTGGCAACAGATAGGACATATGGTACATTGGAGAGAACCATACATCTCTACCAGTGAAGATATCAAAGACCTTATTATATGACTCATACAGAGCAACAAAGTAGTTGTTGAATGTATTAACATCTGTCCTCTCTGAAATGGCAGAATTAAATGTGGGATTGTCACCATTGTCAAGAATACCCACACAGTCACGCCTCGTTTGACACAGAGAAGAGATTTGCTGCTTGACTGAATTTGGATAACCAGAATCAAACACTGCGCTGATATAGATGTTCTCAGTGTCTAGTACGTCATCAACCTGAGAAGATCCATCTACTGTGCTAGTTAGAGCACCAGCATAAGCCTGAGCTAACAGTGTGGTTGCTTCTGCAGTATCAAGGGTACCTGTTGCATCAATCAAATCGCCCTCTGAACCATATTTCAATGGAATAGGTTCTGCTGAGGTAAATGCAGTTGCGACACTTGTATTTGACTGCCTGATTTCATAAGTAATAGCTGAAACCTCATCAAATACACCTATATCACCAACCCAAGATTGAGTTGCACCTGTGAGGTTGCGAGCGTCAAATACATTAACTGTATCATCCTCTGAACCTCCAGCAGCACCCAACCATCCATAGAGTTGATTACCTCGGGCATCTTTTGCAACAACCATGTAAGTTGAATTTCCGGCCTCAGCAAGATTTTGCCAATCACTGAAGTCTTGCTTGTTATCAGTAATGGTTGCTGAACCTCCAGTTTCAACTATGGTTACTGTACCAATTTCTTTGTCGTAGCGTCTTGAGAGTATATCGTAACCTTCAGTCCACTCACCATTGGCCCTCACCATGTCTGCTCTTAAAAGAGTTGAGTAAGTATTAAGAACATCCATAATGAACAATGAGCTACCGGTGTCATCTTGAGCTTCTGGTCTGAAAGATATCTCAAAAGACTCTACAATAACATCATCTCCATCTGACTGTTTCTCATAAATATCCATCACGTAAACATCATTGAGTAGAGGATTCGAGATTTCAACAAGTCTGATGGCAAGGTTGTTGTACCACTGACCTCTCCCTATTGGATAGATAAAACATAGGGGATAAGTGTCGCCAACAGCCTCTAGATTTGTAGTGATTTCTAACTCTGAATTTAGTGAATCGTCGTAACTAATTACAACTGAAGCTGTTGCATCAACAGCTGCGTAACTAGCATCAATTCTTATATTCGCAAATGTAGCATTATCCGGCAGTGGCCGAGTAAAGTACATTGCTCCAGATTCACCTAGGTAATTGTAGGCACAGTATAGACCTTGACCATAACTCTGTCCATAGGTTTCGATTTTTGGTTCACCATACTCACCGATTAATTCACTACGAGAACCAATGAATTTGAAAACATTGTCCTGGCCTTTCTCTGCCAACGCAACGAAAAATCCGATTGTTCCAGGTACAGCTTGTACATACGTTGACAGATCAATGATTTTGGTATATACACCTGGAGAGATATTTGCCATGTGTTTTTCCTCCTAATCCTTCTCTCTCTAGTTATCACACTCTAATAGAAGTCATCCTTTCTCTCGGTGTATATTTCTTAAATCCCTTTTTTTGTTTCTCTACTCTAGAAATAGATATACCACACGAAAACTAGCTGACGAGTAACATCTTTTACAATTGTAGGAAATGTGACTCTGGCAAATAAACTAAATGGACCTGACTCACCTCCTGATTTACTTGGGGCTACATAGAGTCCTGCTTCACTTAACAATTCACCATTTGCATCTGCAGATCCAATTGTTGTCGTAACTTGTGCTATTAACCACTGGTCGTCATTTGCGTCATCCTCATAATACACCACTGTGTCAATCGGATGCTTATAATAACTACCACCACGAAAGTCACCATAGCTAGTGTCGACCGAACTTATCGGCACTTCACTGGCCATGTCAGTATCAGTATTAGTCGGCAAAATCGGATCTAGTGGATCACCTGGCGTAACTCCTCCATCTCCCAGGCCTAGCCACCCAATAAAATCCTCTTTAACTGGTACTATACTATCGTTATCAACATTGAAAACTCTTACGGCTACATATTCACGTCCAAGGTAAACTACAAGGTTTTCGCTGGAGTATATTTTCTTTCGCTCTCCATCTACTTCTTCAAAAACCTCGACTTTACCCATAGGTTTCCGGAGAACTTTTTCCTTCACATCCATACCATCACCAAAACAGTGCTCTCCGTATTCGTCACTTACCTCAACGCGAATCGTTTCTACTTTGCTCATGGTTAAATCCTCTTTACTGAGATTGTTTTTAATTTGTTCTAATATAAATACAAATTAAGTAGTCGCTCGCTACTAGTTTAATTAGAATAGGGCGGTCCCACATTTAGCACAGTAGTCGGCACTAGACTTCGACTTGATCCCACAAGTTGGACAGTTTACCCTAGACCTAACGGTAACTGGTTTTTCGACCTTAGTCTTATTGGCCTTGGTTCCCCTGAGTTTCAACACAAGGATGTGTGAGTTAGACTCAAGTTCACCGTGAGAACCAAAGTTGAATGACTGATTAGATGCTGAACCAGGAACTGTGATACCTTCATCCTCGGCGGGTTTGGCACTCTCTTGAACAGCATCTTGACTAGTAACGAAACCAGCTGCCTGTGTTTCACTCCCTATGGAGCAATTCATCAATTGAACATCACTCGACTGATTGTGATTGAAAGTTCCTACTTTAGTTTCACCATCAGAGTTTGTAAATGTATAGTTAACTGAGGAATCATCATCTGTTTTAATGGTTGTCCCACCATAGTAATACCTTGTG